CTGTCACGGACCCGCCCACTACTACGACAGTTCAGGAAACAACAACAACGGTCGAAGAAACAACGACGACCGAGTCATCTACTACCTCGTCGACCTCCACGACTGAAGCAACAACCACAACGACTGAAGCGCCGTGGGTTCCTCCCCCATCAACCGAAGCGCCGTGGGTTCCTCCTCCTACGGTTGATACGACGCCACCTGCCACGTCAACCACGTTAGAAGAGGAAGTTCTACAGCCAGAAGAAACACTCGTGTCTGTTGTTGACGAACCAGTAGAAGAACCACTGGAAGAATTACCCCTCCCAGAAGATACGCAACCAACTCCAAGTACAACATGGGTAAGTACTGTACCCGTGGAGGAGCCAGAAGAGATTGTGACTGAGGACACAGTACAAGATGTTGTGGTTGATGAACCAGAAGAGTTGCTTCAGGCACTAGATGTTGAGGAGCCAACCCAGGAACAGGCTGTTGCTTTGGCAACCAACCCAGAGGTGCTTGCTGTTGCAAGCGCAGAGCAGGCGCAGCAAATCTTTGAGGCGCTGGATGTTACCGAATTAGATAACGCCCAGATCGAGGCGCTGGTTGCTGCTGTTCAAGACGCGCCAACCGAGGTGCGAGAGGTGTTTGAGGAAACCATCAACGTGTTTGGTGAGGGGTTTGACAACTACGTCCCCCTGGGCTCAAACATCCCGGTGTCAACACGCCGAACACTCATTGCCGTAACCGCTGGAATAACGCTTGCGGCGGCTGGTACTAGAATGCGTGACCGATGAAACGGTTCCTGAACTTCCTGAATGACAACTCATGGACGTACGCAGGTACTGGCATGGTCTTGATTACCCTGTCTGGACCAACCCTTCGGCAGGCCCTGTGGATCACTGGTGTAACATTGGTCATACACGCCTCCATAACTCTCTCCCAAAAGGACTGATATGCAAACCCTCAAGACCCTTGTACTCCGCATCGTCGCCGTGTTTGGCTCTTCGGCTCTGGCCGCAGTTGCTGGTGGCGCCGTGCTTGATGTCGAACTGTGGAAGGCAGCAGCAATTGCTGGCATCGTGGCTGCAGCAAAGGTGACCGAGGCTCTCCTCCGCGCTTGGGCGTCGGATGGCGTGCTCACGAAGGAAGAGATTTCCGAGGCGTTCGGTAAGGCCAAGTAGTGGCAAAGGTAGACGTAGCAAAACTTCCGATCATCAAGGTCAAGTTGTGCTCTCACCTCAAGAACGTCAAGCCAGGTGAACTGGACCCGAGTCTTCTCCGCACCATTGAGGGCAAAGGCAAACTGCACCACTGCGCGGCTGATGCATACGAGGCTATGGATGCTGCTGCTAACGCAGATGGCATCGACCTCTCTCCCACGTCACAAGCGGACACGTATCGCAGTCTGGAGACACAGGAGTACGGCTTCTACCAAAGGTACACAGACGATCCAAAGCCAGCCCTGATGAAGCAGAAGCCACGCATCTACAAGGGAAAGGCGTGGTACCTCAAAAAGGGAATGGCGCCCTTGGCCGTGCCTGGCACGAGTCAGCACAATTACGGGGTGGCCATTGATATTGCCAATGCCTCTGGTGCGCGGCTTGAGTGGCTTGCGGCAAACGCTGTGTCGTTTGGATTCTCGTGGGAAGTTCTGCCAGCCGAACCGTGGCACATCCGCTACGTGGCTGGGGATGACGTGCCTGAGCGTGTGAAGGCATGGAAGGAAGCCAAGGGAGTCTGATGTGGACCTTGGTTGGGCCGCTGTTCTTAGCGCTGCTGTTACTGGTGCTTTCAGTTTCTTAGCAGTGCTTGTGCAGCGTTTCCGCAAGGAGAACGCAAAGGACCACGACCTGGTCATGGGCATGTTGAAGATGGTCTACAAGAAGCAGACCAACGTTGAGGACAAGGTCGACCGTGTGAACGACAAGTTGGACACACACATACGTCACGATCACAAGTAAGACAGACTTCTAACCACGCCCACCCGTCGGATTGCCTCACACCGACTCCCTGTATTTCCATGCCCCTCTCAAACCAATGAGAGGTCTACCCAGGTTCCCCTGTTTACTGCCCGCCCCATGCAACTGGGGTACGCACGTGAGACTTATGAAGATGTGCGTGTGAATGTACAGGTGGGCAGAGACCCTTGCAACACTCTCCGTCAAGATTTATTCTTGACACGCACGCCGTAGGGGTACCCTCCTCCCTTCACCCCTAGACGTGTGGTCGGAGGGGTGTTTCTGTGACAAGCGTTACACCTCCTTGGCGCTGGACTTTGAGTGGGTCCCCCCTCCGACATGTATGCTTGACATCTCAGTTCAACAGTGAATAATCTGTGAACATCAATCAAAGGAGGAAACATGGTTGAAAAGAAGAAAAGCCTCTTCGCCTCAAATCTTGGGGAGTCGAGAGTCAAGGCACGCGAACTCATCAGGGAGAAACTTGACGACGCGTCATACCAGGACTTCATGGATGCATTGACCAACAGGTCCATCTCCGTGTCGGCAATCATGGAGGGCCTCACCGCATGCGGCGTAGAACTCTCCCAAGGACCAATCCAGAAATGGAGAGAGGAATTAGCGAGAGATGGCAAGTAAGTTCACGGAGGTAGTAGCCCTCCAAGATGAAATGAGCGAACTGCGTAAAGCGTTGAAGCATGCGCAGGCAAGCGGAGCAAAGGCCAAGCGTCAATCAGAAGCAATGATCGAGGCCGTTTATCAAGCGGCCAAAGACTCAGCGCTTGCTGTTGGCAAAGCAAAGATCGTTCCGCCAAAGAAAGATGGGCGCAAGCAACCAGGCGAAGTAGCCCTGGTCCACGCAACCGACTGGCAGTTGGGCAAGAAGACTGTGTCCTACGGGATGAGTACGTGTGCTGATCGCATGGACCAGTTGGTTCAGAAGGTCATCAAACTTACAGAGATCCAGCGCAAGGACCACCCAGTACGGGAGTGCACCATCATGTTTGGTGGTGACATGGTCGAGGGCATCGGCATCTTCCCAGGCCAGGCATACGAGGTGGAAGCCCACCTGTTTGAACAGTTGTTTGAGGCAGTCAAGATCATGGAGTCCATGGTTGCGACGCTTGCTTGCAACTTTGAAAAGGTCAACGTCGTGTGTGAGTTCGGTAACCACGGCAGACTTGGTCGCAAAGGCGACATGCCAACTGGCGACAACATTGACCGTATTGCCTACAGCATTGCGGCTAGCAGGTTCGCAGACTCCAAGAACGTGACATGGCAACACTCCAATGACTGGCACCAGATTGTCAGGATCGGAAACTACACAGCCCTGCTTGTCCATGGAGACGAGGTCAACTCATACGGTGGCAACGTGCCAGCATTCGGCATCTTGCGCAAGTGCAACGCATGGGCAACTGGTGTAACCCTGCCGTTTGACGACGTGTACATGGGCCACTTCCACACACCAATGTCGTTGACAATGGCCAATGGTGGGCGTGTGTTCGTGACTGGTTCGCCAGAGTCGCACAACGAATACGCCCGCGTGTTTGTTGCCGCTGTTGGATTGCCCAGTCAGCGTCTACACTTTGTTGATCCAACCAAGGGAAGGGTTACTGGGGAATATGTTCTTTGGCTTGAGTAAGTACGAAGAGATCAGCAGGTCTGTCGACAACATTCCAGCCTGGTCGCGCGTAGAGGTCAGGTGGCGAGATGCCTACGACGCACCCAATGGGTGGACAGAGGTAAGCACCTACAAACCAGAAGATCAGATTGCCTGCACGGTTGGGTTCTTGTGGCCCAACTGTCAGGAGAAGTACATCACGCTGGCCGCAACAATCTTTCCAGCGGAGTTGCCAAAGCCAGAGTGCGTCGGTAACGTGACACACATCCCACTTGCGTGGGTTCTTGAAATTACATGGAGGAAGTAATGGACAAGAGATACACAATCGCCAAGCCAGAACACGGGAGCCAAGACTGGTTGCGTGTTCGTTGGAAGAACGAGCAGGGTCTGGCACGCATCTCTGCATCAGTAGCCGCGGCTGTGCACAACTGCCACAACTACATGACAAAAGCAGACCTGGCCACGGAATTGCTGTGTGCTACACCGCCAGAACCAAAGGAAGCGAACGCTGCAATGGAGCGTGGCAACAGGCTTGAGCCATTGCTCATCCAGTGGGCTGCAGAACTCAACGGCAAAACGCTCATCACTCCTGACCGCATGTATTGCTTTGACTCAGAGGATGACAAGGTCAGACTCATTGCAACGCTTGACGCAATCGATCCAATGACCAACGTGCCATGGGAGGTCAAGACCACATCAAAGATGTGGGATGGAACTCTCAATTCAATGTGGTACTGGCAAGGTGTGCAACAGGCAATCTGTGCAGACAGCGACAGGGTGGAGTGGGTCATCTTTGACTCGCGCCTAGAACTGCACACCTACACCCAGTTCGTGTCGTCAGACGAAAAGCAGACGCACCTGGACGCATGTCGTGTCTTGCTCAGGGACATTGACATGGATGAGGTTCCAGAAGACGTGTTCCTCACCATGGAGCATGCCGCGCAACTCAACCCCGTTGCTCACAAGAACAAAGGTATCGATTTGATACCAGAGGCAGAGATCCTGTTTGAGCAACTCAACAAGATCAAGCCAATGATCCAGGCTCTTGAGACACAGGAGAGCGAGTTAAAAGCGCAGATTGCCATGTACATGGGTGACGCAGAAGAAGCATTGCTTAATGGCAAGAAGGTGGTCACATGGAAGAACGTCAACCGTGAGACTTTTGACACAAAACGTTTTGAGTCAGAACATCCCGCGCTAGCGTCAAAGTATCGGAAGGTGACATCGTACCGCACGATGCGCATCAACTACTAAGGAGGAAATCATGGCACAGTTCAACCTTGACAACTACGAGACAGTCGCAAGTCGACTGGATCGCTGGCTTACCAGTTACGAGGGAGACAACGCAGTACCTCGTACCAGGGTGGAGACAGACCTCGTTCACTACAGCGACAACCGCTGTGTGTTCAAGGCATCCATCTACGTGGACAACGTGCTTGTTGCTACTGGCTGGGCAGAAGAGACACGTGGTGAAGGCATGGTCAACAAGACAAGCCACGTAGAAAATTGTGAGAGTTCGGCCGTCGGGCGTGCTCTTGCAAACGCAGGGCTTGCTGGCGCAGACCCAGCAAAGCGTCCGTCTCGTGAGGAGATGACCAAGGTTCAGCGCAGTGCACCAGCACAGAATGTGAACCAGGTTGTGGACATGCTCAAGGAATCATTCGGTGAGGGAAGCGAGATCATTGAGCGACCAGTTCCACAGATCAAGGACCCCAACGCTGCCGCATCCCCAAAGCAGATCGGCATGATTCGTATGTTGCTCAAGCAAAAGGGACTTGAGACAGACGATCAGAAGTTCTACGTTGAGGCAACCATTGGTCGTCGCGTCGAGAAACTTGACGAGATCACCAAGGGCGAAGCATCCAAGATCATTGGCGAACTTCAGAAGTAGCCGTGGATGTACGTAAAGGTGAATGCGAAGGCAACAGGGAGCGATGCAATGTTGAAGGCTGTCCACGATTTGGAGCGCTTGGGCGTCCAGGTCGTGACGGCAAACGTCGTATCAAGGGGTGTGGCGACCCTGTTGCTAGGGGCAAACGGAATAGGACCAAAGGAGATAGCAAGGCTCGACGTGCGCGCAAGAAACTTGGACTGTCTGCGACTGGCAATGCGGGAACTCGCCATGAAGAACATTGGGGTGGGCTCTTTCGCGTGGAGGTTAAAGCAGGTGCGCAGGTCGGCCCAATTGCTACGCGCTTTGCTAATGCTAAGGCACAGTCTGAAGCATCCAAATCGCTCGGGGATATTCGCCCATTTCTAATGATCGCTATGCCAGATGGTATGTCAGATGGCATAGTACTTATGACACTTGAGGAGTTTGCGGAACTGGTTTCCCTGCTCTAGGTTTCAGTTTTGTTACAATAGGGAGGAACAAATGAAACTACTCGCACGGCTATTTGCCGTAACTGTGGGAACATTGGTCACGGTTGGTGCGCAAGCGCTGGCCGCAACAGCGCCGACCCCAGCAGTATTGACGAAGAATGAGTTCCGAGACTCGCATCATCCAACGGCATTCAGGTTCTCTCATGGAAACATATCTTGGTTGCCAGTACTTGCAGAAGAAGCAGGCTGGCCACGCAAGACATGGGCTCGTCTTGGACAGATCATTCTGCGTGAGTCGGGTGGTTGCCCGAACCGTAGAGGTGGAGATGCTGTCGACAGTGAGTGCAACATCACCCACGTGACTGAGTGGAACCACAGATCGGACACTGGATTGCTACAGATCAACGGTGTCAACTACGACAAGTCACGGAACAAGTGGGCTGTCATTTGCAACCAGATGGGTATCTGCGAACAGGGACCGTTGCTCGATCCACTCACAAACCTAAAGGCTGGACTCATCCTGTGGAAGGTGGCAGGATGGGACCCGTGGACCGTGGGCTAAACAAGAAAACTGGGGAGGCACGCATGGAGATAATGGAGACCTGGACCCTACGGAACAGGCACTTTGACTGGATGGACCACGCCGAATGTGTGGGCCAAACGGAGTTGTTTTTTAAGGAGACCAGGGGCTACTCTGGCGCCCAGTACCAGGTGGCAAAGGACATCTGTGCTGGGTGCAACGTCAGGGTTCAATGCCTGCAGTTCGCCATGGATAACGACATGCAATACGGGGTGTGGGGTGGCAAGACTCCTGCCGAAAGAAACAAGATACTGGCAAGGAGAAAGACATGATTCCAACCGACATACTGATTGACGCCATCCGTTACCTGCAAAAGGTGTACGTTGGTAGGGGCGAGGAAGAACGCCTCGTCAAAGTCGTATCCACCCTCAACAAAGAAATAGGAAGGAGGACAAAGAATGACGGAACCAGACCAGGAACTACTGCTTGAGAACGTATTCGATCTGCAGTTGAACCTGACGCGCACCAGCGAAGAACTCAACGAGACCAAGATAAAGTTGGCTCATCGTGAGCAGGAAGTAAGGGAGTTGTTGGAAGTCTTGAAGATGAAGAACTCAATCATCGATAGGCTGTACATTGCAATGGGCCAAGGCGCTGAACTCTAGGAGGAGTAATGAAGCCAGAGAACATCGAGTTATTTGTCGACCGTTTGTGCGGTCTCTTTCCACGCGACAACGTGGCACGCAACACAGTCAAGAATGCATGGAACAAAGACGACTTTATGTTGGAAGTTCCAGAGGAACACGGCAAGCAAGCGTTGCGCATTCTTGAACAGGACGATCAGTTTCCAAATCTCAAGCGTGTCAAAGATGTGTTCAGAAAGTTGGGCACCAACACTACAGCACGCCACTCAGTCACATGTCCGTTGTGTCAAGGCACAGGATGGGATACTGGTGAGCGCTGGATGAACGGCGAGATGACACACGGCCGATACATTGAAGAGTGGCGTGGTCACAAATACCCAGTGACAAAGAGGTGTCAATGTGCGACGTGAGTTTCAATGTCCACAATGCAAACAATGGGTGATGACTCACCTAGACTTGAAGCATGCACCACTATGCGGAAGCAAGAAGCACCCGTCGCAAACATACACAATGGAGGAAATACATGAACACGAAACAGGGAACCGAAGATCTAGAGGACGCTCTGACTGATGCACTGTTCGGTGCGTTGACAGAGAAAAACCCAGAGCGCAGGGAAATGTTTACCAAAATCTCGGTGGCAATTGCTGACCACCTGGAATGCGAGCAAGTGGATCGATCAAAAGACTTTGCTCTTTACAGGGCCAAGGCTCATCGCCTACCACGGCAATAGGTTTCCCGCGCCAACCCCTTGTGCCCCTATTCTTATTCGTGCGGGGCGGGGCGGACTTGACAGTTCGCGGACAATGGGGGGCGCAACGGGGCAGAACCCCACCGCACAACCGAAAGGAGCAAGGCAATGTCAGACAATACCCACCCTGACCTTGAGTCGATAATGCAGGAGGCAGTAGACAGCATGGTTGCAGAAAGCAAGGAGGCATTGTTCCAGGACTTCAAGAACATGGAACAAGCAATGTTTGACCAGAATGGTGACCCAGACGGCACGCACGAAATGTGGGCGGCTGTGATGGTTGCTAGTACGGCGGATACCACGGCGACATTTGTAGCGGATAATCCGCAGATGAAAGTTGTGAATCCCGTCACACCAGGAGAAGAGAACGGTCTGCTTGGTCTTGTCAAAGTCGGTGAGGGTTCAGACATTTACGAACCGCTCAACGACCCAGAGACAGCCGTTGCTGTGTCAACCATCGACGACTGTGTCGGTGTAATCATTCGTTGTGGTGGATGGGCTAAGCCTGCTGACGCAGACGATGACACTCGTCCATCGGAACACCCTGACCGTGTCGATTCCATCATCACAGTCATGGTCACCAACTCATGTCTGCT